GCTACTACGCAGATAAACGAGATCATAAGCATACCAATCAACACAAAACAAATTTTTGCAAGATAAAAGGATGATAAATGAAACAATACACACTTTTAACCAATAGCGGCATAAATAAGCTACTAAAAACCGCTAGCGATGGATCGAAGATAGCGCTAAAAGAGATCGTAGTAAGCGATTACGATGGAGAACTAAGCGAGCAGACGGCATCAATACCAAACGAGAAATATAGAGGAGCTATAAACGCCATAACGATAGACGAGAGTGATAGCAATATTCTTGATGTTGATGTGGTAATACCGCCTGAAGTTGGCGGATTTTACATAAAAACGGCCGGTATATACTGTGATGATGGCTCACTCTTTGCAGTGGCAAGGCTAGCAGATACCTATAAGCCTCTTTTAAACGAGGGGTCAAGCAAAGACATCACATTAAATTTTAAACTTCAAATAGCAAATGCAAATGACAGCATCGTGCTCAAAGTCGATAATAACGTAGTGCTTGCCACAAGAAAGTGGATCACCGCAAGATTTGCAAAGCTAAACGAGAACAACAGATTCATTAAAAATCAAATGGTCGACGGATACGTCGTAGCAAATCACTTCCATATGAAGATGAAAACGCAAGACGAGTTCGTAGATGACAACATTGATATATGTTTCAGAGCGAGCCAACCCGTAATCACGGACAACCCAACTCCGTTTAGGTTTATGAGTCTAAGCAAATTAAAAGAGGCGGTAAATGTAGGGGTGGCGTATCAAAGCGAGTGCGACGATAAATACGCAAAACTAGACGAATATAATAGATTCACACAAAATCAAATGGTCGACGGATACGTCGTAGCAAACCACTACCACATGAAGATGAAAACGCAAGACGAGTTCGTAGACGGCAACATTGATATATGTTTCAGAGCGAGCCAACCCGTAATCACGGACAACCCAACTCCGTTTAGGTTTATGTCGCTGAACAAGTTGAAGGAGGCAGTAAAGCCGCAACTAGCCGCGTCTTTTAGTCAGAGTGGCTACGTAACACTCGACAACGGTCTTATTGTTCAGTGGGGAGTAGTTGGAGGGGACGGGGAGAAAAACTTTCCTATCGCATTCCCTAGAAGTTGCTTCATGGTGGTAGCAGGCAATGCAGACGCGCAAGGCGATACCGCCGATAATGCCTTTGCTTACCCTATTAGCAAAGAGAAATTTTACTACGCGACCAAAGTCACGAACGTATATAAGACAATGACTGGCTATCCTGGTAGCTTTATAGCGATAGGTTGGTAGAAAGGAGAAAAGATGAAATACGCGTATTTTAAAAAAGAGACAAACGAGATATTGGGGTTTTATGACGATGAAATTCACGAAACTATCCCGAAGCCAAATATAAAAATCAGCGATGACGAGTGGCTAGAAGCACTAGCGATAGGTGCAAATACTATCAAAGACGGCAATATGATATACGTTCAGCCGAAGATAGACGAAAAAGCTAAACAGCTAGCACAGCTTGAAGCAGACATAACAGAGTGTAAAGATGACATAAGGCACGCTCTAATCATAGGCAACGCTTCAGTTCTTGAAAATCTAAGAAACGAGTATAAAAGCCTTTTGACAGAGCGTGAGAAGCTACAAGAGCAAGAATAAAAAGGAGTAAATATGGCAAGAGTAAAAAGATGTAATGTTTGTGCGAGCAAGCTTGATAAAGATGGCAACTGCACTTGGAGCGAGTGCCCTAAGTGCCCAGAATACAAACAGAGCGAAACAAAAGAGAATGAGAAGCCAAAAGACAAAAAGGATGAGTAATGCTTAAATTTAAAGAGCTTTTGCAACTCTTTTGTATTATAGCTATTGAATTACCGCTCGAGATAGCAAGCTGGCTAATAGCACCTATCGCTCTAGCGTTTTGCAACAAGCAAAGCGAGCACTTGCCAAAATGGGCTAGGTATTTTGAGGACGCAAGCGATCTATATGACGGCGAAAACTCGGCGATAAATGGCGATAGTGGGTGGCGAAAAGAGCACTATCCAAACGGCAAAAATAGGACGTATTTTGCGCGTCTTAGGTGGCTATATAGAAACCGCATAGGCTATTTTTCAAGCCGTGTAAATGGCGTAAAAGTGAGCGAAATAGAGCCATCAAGCGTAATCACTCAAGGCAACCCAAGAGTTACAAGTAATGGTGGAGCGGTTAGTGACTTTTGCAAAGTGACGCTAAAGCTAAAAGACGGACGCACTCGTTTTGGACTTTTCAAAACGATCCGATACAAAGGCTTTTTAAGTGGCTTTTATTGTCGTATTTACGTCGGGTGGAAGTTGCTCGACGTGGCAGAGATGAACGAATACAACAAAGCCACGTTTATGCAACTAGACGATAAAGAGTATCTTAAGAGCGTGTGGGCGATTAATCCGTTTAAGAGGGTGCAAGGGAGCAATAATGCTAAGTCCTAGTTTATATCTTAGTGGCTTTTTGCTGCTTATCACACTCTTTCTTGGCTACAGGTATCAAAGCCTAGATAACGAGCTAAGTGTCACAAAGGAGAGGCTAAAGTCGAGTGATGAGATGAACCAAAATCTAAAAGATGAGATAAACGAGCAAGATAGGCTTATCTCTCTTAAGTTTGATACCATAGAAAAGGTCAGCAGACAAAAGCAAACAATAGAGATAAAGGCTAATAAAGTCAAAGAAAGGGTGCAAAATGAGGACAAAAAGGATATGTCTAATGCTCTTGGCATCAGTGTTTCTTATGTGCTTGATGGGTTGCGAAAGCAAGCAGGTAGTACTAAATAAGTATGACAAGATACCTGGCTTCTTACTTGAAGCTCCTATGATAGCAGATAGAAATGTAACTAATCAAAGTGATGCTGGAGAGTTATTAATAGACGTTTATAGCGGTTATGAGAAGTGCGTAAAAAACTTAGAAGCTATAAAAGAATACGAAAGAAAAAGGGATGGACAAAAATAATATAAGGATGTGCAGATGGAAGCGATCATAAAGAGGACTAAGAAATTTTGGCTAAATAGAATGGTTGTTTTTGAGCTAATACTATCCGTCGTAATAATGTATATTTTCACGTTTCGATACTAAGAGAGGTGGAAGTAATGGATGACTTATTAAACAAAGCAGGTTTTTATTTTTGGGTCGCGGTCGTTGGCTTTGTCGGCGGAGTGCTAAGCCTTGAAAATGATAGCCACAAGCCACTACACAGCGGCAAAGCCATAATAAATTCAATCATAAGCGCGATAAGCTCTATGTTTATATGCTGGATTTTTTACGAAGTTACATTTTATTTTACAAAAGAGAACCGCTTTAGCCTAGCAGTTGGTGGCTTTTTTGCGTGGCGTGGCACGGCGTGGATAAGTGCGGTCGTTGATAAAGTGATAGATAAAAAATTAAAGAGCTTTGATGTCGGTAGTGATGACTTCTCGAAAAAACCGCCAAAAGATTTAAATTTTTAAAAACCCTTGTAAATGAAAAGTGTGCCAATAAAATAAAATCAAATTTAATAAAAACGCATAAAAAGCAAAATTAAAAGGAGAGAAAATGGCAGCAAAATTTGGAGTAAATGTCGAGCTATATAACGCCTCGCTTGCACCATACAAGATAAACAATGAACGCCCTATCGCCATAATCGGCGACGATACAAAGCTAACCGCTGGATTATACTTATATAGCGATATACTAGAGGCGCTTAAAGAGGTCGGCGAGGGGTCGATAAAAAACACGCTAACAGACCTAAAAGCCACTGGGCTACATAATCAAATCGTGCTTAGCGTTTTTGCTAAAACAAGCGATCAAAATGCCGATGAGGTAGCATGCCAAAACGCTATCGATGAGCTAAAAAAATGCGAAGCCACGATCGGAACAAAACCTAAATTCTTTTTGGCAGTTGGCTACAACGACAAAGGCACACACGAGAAGCTTAAGCAAATAGCCGCCTATCTGCGTGGAGTTTATGCAATCGAGCTAAACAAAACAAAAGAGAGCGAGATAAATACCACACTGCAAGAATATAGCACCAAAACAGCTATCATCTCGTATCAAAAAGTGATAAGAGTTGATAAGGTTGTGCGCCCTGCTAGCGCGTTTTTGATAGCGCTCTATGCGAAAATTGTGGCAGAAACCGAGTACGGATTTTCACAAACGTATTCAAATAGAGTGATCGACGGAGTTATCGGGATTCAAGACAAAGTAGAGCTTATACAAGGCGAGGACTGCGAGGCAGATAGGCTAAGAGGCAAAGGCGTAAGCCTTATAATCGCCGATGATGGCATAAGGGCATGGGGTGGAGAAACTTGCAATGATGACTTATTTGGCTCGATACATACTTATGTTATTTTTTATACCGCCATAGATACGATTTTCAAAGCACAAAAAACAGCTATCGATAAACGCATGCGCGACGTACTCAAAAATGTAGTTGATAGCTTAGAGGCGTTTTATCTAAGACTAACCGCCAATAACGTGGTAGTAGGCTTTGAGATCACAGTGCCAAAGGATCTAAACTCAAACGAAACTATAAGCGAGGGCATAGTGTATATTAAACACAACGTCCAAGAAATGCCACTAATAAAACGCATAGTCAATAGAATTTACCGAGTAACCGACTACTCACAAAAACTAATCGAGGAGCTTTAAGTGAGCGCTAAATATTACGAGATAAAAGGCAAAATAGCTGAGTGTGATGAGATAATACAAGAAGCTAAAAGCACAAAAGGCAGATTAAAAAATGAGGTTTTAAACGCCTTAAATGAGCCACTAAATTACGACTTGCTTTTTGGGTTAATAAGCGGTCTAAAAAGTGCGGATACAACCATAACAAAAACAAAAAAAGACCTAGAAATTTACAACCTAGCACTAGAAACTATAACAAAGGATGAGGGATGTTAAAAGCGCAAGCATTTACAGGCGGAAATTTATTTATTGACGGCATCGGACTAATGGGGGAGGTCGTTGAGGTTGAACTGCCAAAGATCGAAAAAGAGACGATCGAAACAAGTAGCGGTATCGGTAAATTTGAAGCAGTTTTGCCAGTGGTAAAGCCTCTAAATACCAAGATCACCGTAAATAACCTAAATGAGCTATATTTTAAAATGCTCGATAGCTCAAGGACACAAAAGCTATATCTAAAAGCAAATGTTACAAATTCAAACGGCGACGATGAGCAAGTTATCGCTACTTTTGAGGGCAAGATAAAAAGCCTCGATGGTGCTAAATTTGAATTTAATAAAGAGGCAAATTTAAGCTTTGAAGTAAGCCTAACATTTTATAAGCTCGAAGTTGCAGGGGCAAGAGTGATACTTTATGACGCGCTGAACCATATATTTGAAAATGATGGCGTCGATCTATTTGGCACTATACGCAAAAATATTTTATAAAAAGGGATAAAAAATGCCACTTCAAAAAATCGAACTACCAAAAGAAGAATTTACATTTTCGGATGGGCAAAAGGTCTATTTAAAAGCCCCTACTCTGCTACAAATCCAATCCGCCACAAAAAACGCAAAGGGCGACGAGATCGAGCAAGCTAAAAATTTACTCGTTGATATGAGTGACGGCGAGTTAAATAAGGAGTTTTTAAACTCACTGCCGATAAGCGAGTGGGTCGAGCTTAGCAAGACGATAAGCGGATTTATGGGCGTTGATGTAAAAAACTAATAGAGGGGATTGCGCTAATCACGCACTCCCTAAATTTTACATTGTCCGACGTTATGGGATTAGAATTTAACGAATTTGTAGATTATTTTGAGATCGCAAAACGCATCAATCAAAACTAAAGAGCGGCGTTGCTGCTCTTGCTCTTATAAATTTTAACAGTGACAAAAAGCACAAGCAAAGGCACGCTTATATACCAAAACATGCAGGCGACTAAGCCGCCGACCATGAGGATGATAGGGAGCATAAACCCAGCCAAAAGAGCGCCTAAATAATCCATTTTAACCACCTTGTATAAAAATCACTAATATTTTACTAATATCAAAATAAAAAGGCAATATATGGCACAAGAAGCAACATTAACCTTTAACATGGAGCTTAAGGGGCTAAACAATATCTTAAAAGCCGTTGATAGAAGCACTATAAGCCTAGGCGATAAGCTAAATGCAAACATAAAATCAGGCATAGAAAAGTATAACGCAGCCTTGCAAAAGCTAAAAGTTGAGCCGTTTCAAAAAGCAGGGTTTCACACGCAAATGGCGAAGCTAAAAGAAGACTTGCAAAGAGCCACAAAAGCCAAGATCCGCCTTGATATGGATGAGGCAAAGCAAAAGCTAGCAAATTTAAAAACCGAAATCGTCGCAAGTGCGGCATCAGTAGCAATAATCGCAGCACCGATCAAAAGTGCCATTGATTTTGAAAGCTCGATGGCGGATGTAAAAAAAGTAGTTAATTTTAAAGATGATAACGAAATCAAGGGCTTTTCAAACGAAATTTTAAAAATGAGCCAAGTAATACCAATGACCGCCGATGGACTGACACAAGTTGCAGCAGCTGGCGGACAAATGGGACTAGCAAAAGAGGAGCTTTTAAAATTTACCGAAATGGCAGCCAAAACAGCCGTTGCTTTTGACATCACGGCAGAGAGCGCAGGCGATACGATAGGCAAAATAAAAAACATCTTGTCGCTAAGCCTTGATGAGACTGGCGAGATGATGGATGCCATAAACCACCTATCAAACAACAACGCCGCCAAAGCTAGCGAAATAGTCGAGGTTATGAAAAGGATAGCAGGTATCGGCAAACAAGTAGGCTTAGCGAAAGAGCAAACCGCCGCGCTCGCATCTACATTTATATCGCTCGGTAAAGCGCCAGAGACTGCGGCAACTGCATCCGAAGCTTTGCTAAAAAAATTAAACAATTTAAACTCTTTAAGCGAGGATAAGCAAAAGGCATTTGAAGAAACTGGGCTAAGCGTTAATAAATTTGCAAAAGCGATGAAAACAGACGCGCAAGGTGCAGTACTGCAATTTTTGGAAGCGATGAGTAAAGTTGAGCCACAAAGGAGAGGTGCTCTACTTACAACTATCATGGGAACAAACTATGATAGTGACATTGCAACGCTTATAAGTGGCATGGATGTCTATAAAAAGTCGCTTGATGAGGTTAGCAGCAAGGAGAAATTTTTAGGATCAAACGAGAAAGAATTTCAAGCTAGAAGTAATACCGTCGCAAACAAAATCCAGCTAATGAAAAATACATTAAATTCACTTAGCATAAGTATCGGCAATGTTTTTCTACCATATATCAGCACGGCAATAGAATATATCGCTGGCTTTATAAAAAAAATAACCGAATTTGCACAAAACAACGAAGAGCTTGTTAAAAAGATAGGCCTTAGCGTTGCTGCGTTTTTAGGATTTAATGCATTTATGACAGCAGCAAGGGCAGCATTTGCACTATTTACGATCTCGTTTGGCGGCTACCGTAAAATTTTAATGCTATTGCCTTTTGACTGCGTAAAACTTAACGCATCTTTGTCGCAATGCAGTATCACAATGAAAGCAAAAGCTACACTTACTGCGCTTGCTAGCAAGGCATTAAATAGCTTTAGCCTAGCGACAAAAACGGCAGGCGGTACATCTCTAGGATTTGTCGGAGGGCTTAAAAAGATAGTTTTAGGCTTTAGGGCTCTAAGCCTTGCATTTTTAAGTAATCCAATCGGTCTTATATTAACAGCGATCGCAGCGGCTGGAGCACTAATTTATAAATATTGGGATCATGTAAAAGCCTTTTTTACTGGCTTTTTTGAGGGACTAAGAAAAAATATAGCACCAGTTACAGACGTATTTAATGGCTTTTTCACAGCCGTTAAAACAGCTTTCTCGCCATTAATGCCTATATTCTCTAAAATTTCAAGTTTTTTTAGCTCGCTTTTTGGACAGAGCAGTGCCACAAAAGAGGAGATCGAGGGGCTAACAAACGCAGGGGCTAAATTTGGCGAGGTAGTGGCAGGGGCGATCAACTTCGTTTTAACGCCGATAAAGCTTTTAATTGAATTTATAACGACAGCTATAAATGGTATAAATACGCTTATAGATAGCGCCAAGAACCTTGACATCACAAAAAGCATAAAAGAGGGGCTAGGCGTTGGCGATGGCGTTGAGCGCAGTTGGTACAACCCTCTAAATCTATTTTACGACAGCAAGCCAAAAACGCAAAGCACAAGCGGAGCGATAAACGAGAACGCGGAAGCTAAAAGGCAAAACGCAGCAAACAACAAAAATCAGACTATCAACGACAACAAAGTAGTAAATATCACGATGAGCGGGACGAACGCCACACCGCAAGCGGTAGCCAAAGCGGTGCAAAACTCGAGCTATAGTTATGGCGACTAAGGGGCAGATATGAGGATAATCACGATCGATAAATATGTTTTCAGCATAGATGGCAACGTCGCAGGTATAGAGAAAAATTTAAGCGTAAATTACGACAAGAAAAACACGATCACAAGACCAGTATATACACATCTAGGCGGATATGATGAGGAATTTAGCTTTGAAGCTACTATATTGCTCGATGATGTGCTTAAATTTAGCGGATTTGAAGAGCTGGTAAAGCAAGCCATACCGCTTAAAATTTCAGCCTTTGATCTCGTGCGAGGCAACTATATACTTATCTACTCGATGACGCAAAGCACCGATAACTTTGTCAAACTCTTTTTTAATGGCATTTGGTATTACACAAAAAAAATAAGAATTTCAGGCTATTTACTATGAGCGATTTTAATCAATTTAGCAAAGAAGTCACGAGAGTGTTAAAAAATGCTATGAATAGGACACTTACAAAAGTATCAAAAGAGCAAAGAGAGCTAATCGCAAAAAGAGTATCAATCAAAAAGAGATACCTTGACAAAAAGCGTCTTGTAAGACGTGGAGCAAGGGCAGATGATCTAAGTATCAAAATATTTGCCATGCCAAAAGCGATAACGCCTTTCATGCTCGAAGCTCACGCAAGACCAAAAGGATATGACTACGGCATACCAAAGGGGCGGCATTTCTATGTTAGAGGGCTTACAAAAACAAGGCAGAACAAAGGCAACACAAGCGGATTTTTGACAGGTCAAGCAGTGGCAAAAGATGGCAGGAGCTTTTTTTATTTACGAAAATTATCCGATCTTGACACAGAGGCACTAAAGATAAGCGATGCAGTGTTAGCAAAGGCGGAGTATATATTTTCGCAGGAGTTGAAAAAATGAAAATTTATATAGCAAAAGATGATGAGAGTTTAGACATGATATGTTTTAAAATTTACGGCTCTTTAGATCAAAACGTTTATAGTGAATTTCTAAGAGAAAACGAGCATCTTTTAAGCAAGACAAAACTAAAAAGTGGCGATGAGGTAAATTTACCAAATATCGAGCCACAAGAAGAAAAAAAGGCTAAATACTTATGGGAATAGCAGGATATAGAGCGCCAAAAATTAAAATCTTATATAACGGCGTAGATAAAACGGATAAAATACCATGGATCGATATAGGCATAGACGACTACGAGAGTGACGAGAGCGATGTTTTAAATGTGCTTATGCACTGGAGCGCACCACTGCCAAGAGAAGAAGACGAGATTAAAATTTACATTGACGGTGCTTTTTTGGGTGATTTTACGATAGCTACGATCAAATATAATTATAAACAAAGCTACGAGATCGAGGCAATATCGGCAAATTTCTTTAAGGCTTTTCGAGAAAAAAAGAACCGAACCTTTAAATCTCAAAGTTATAAAGAAATTTTAAAATCGATAGCCAAAGAAAACGGCTATAACATCAAGATTGATTTTGACCGAATGGACGAGGTAGGCGACATCGAGCAATACGACCTAAGCGACTGCGCGTTTTGTAAAAAGATAGCTGACGATCTCGAAATAACCTTTTGCGTGAAAAATAAAACGCTCATTTTCATAGACAAAGACAAGGATCATGACCGAGTAGAATACACCATCACAGAGGACGAGATAATCGATTTAAATTACCAAATCAATCACACAAAAAAATATAATGCTTGTGAGATAAAATGGTTTGATAGCGAAAAAAATAAATCAGTCGTCTCAAAGGTAGGAGTAGGAACGCCAGTGCTTAAATTTAGCGATTTTGCACGTGATGAAGCAGAAGCACTATCAAAAGCAGAAGCAAAGCTAAAGAGGCAAAAAAACAGCGTATTGGCTGGCACCGTGTCGATACATGGTCGCCCCTTTTTTGCAGGTGGCTATATCAATATCAAGCTAAAGGACGAGCCAAAAACACTAAGAGCAATAATATCAAAGATCACGCATAGCATAAATAATAACTGGCTTAGCACGATTGAATTTTTTTAACACAAAAATGTTACAAATGGAAACGAACCGAAAAAATAAAATATTTTTACGGAGTTAAAACGGAGTTAAGCAAAGATTAAAGTATAAAAAGCCACATTTTCGGTATTTTATACAATAATGCGATCACGACCTCGGGCACCATTATACAGTACCTTAAGAACGGTATATCGTTGCAAGTAATTATTTTTTACAGAATAATGACGGAGCATGAAATACTAATTCTCTGGAACACCTTTTGCTATAAACTATAAAAGAAGCTAGGAGGC